GCTGTCGTACGGTCCCATCCAGCGCACGTCGGGCAAGCCGGTGGGGAAAAGGACGTAGCCCAGTTTCCTCCCGCCGTTCACGGATCGGTGGCGGCGTCTCAGTTTGTGGATCTGGGGGGTCACGAGTTCAGTCACGAGTCGAGTCCTCATTCTAGGTCACGGATGTGATTCCGTCCATTAGGAAAACGGCCAATCGGTCCCAGCCCGCTGGGGCATACCTGGGGCATACCTGGGGGCTGGGTGCGGCTGGTCGTTAGCCGTGCAGCCGTGCAGCCTCCATAACCTCGGCGTGTCGGAATTTGAGCGGGCGCCCGGTCTGCCGACGCTCGACGGGCGACAGCCAGCCGCGTTCCATCCAGCGGGCAAACGTCCGCCGCGACACGTCCAGAATCTCGATGACATCGTCACTGCCTAGCAGTCGTTCCGGCGTGACACTCAGTGTCCAGACTTGTCCCGGCGAAGTGATTGACTGGGACAAGTCTGACCGCGACTTTAAGTCGACTTCCACCTTTTCAATCCAGTATTGCGAGCCCTTTGGGGCGTCGCCGTCGTGGCCAGCCCATACGCGCAGCCCCTCGTCGGCGATCAAGTCAGCGAATAGCCGTCGCAGTGATTCGGTGTCTTCCTCGTCGAACGCTCGGCGTATCTCGGAATAGTCCGCCGTCATTTCGGCCAACTCGGCGTCCACCTGGGATTCGATTTCGGCTTCGTCGATGCAGCCGCTTTCTAGCATCGCCGTTGCCTCGGCCAATTCTTGCTTCTTATTGCGCCATCGCTGGCGGGCACTGCGCACCTCGTCGCGGTCGTCTGATTCCTCGACTAAGTCTTCGTATTCTTCCCTTGCGCGCCGGACCTGAGTTTTGAGTCGGACGGCTCGCGCCTTCAATTCCTTGGGGTCGACGAACTCGGCTTGGAGGAATTCCAGCGCCCGTTCGCGGTACGCGTCCAGTCGATCAGGGCTCAAGAAGTGGGCTTCCAGCAGCGTAATCACGACATCTAGTAGGTCGCCCTGGCGAACAGAATTGCTGTGGTCGCAGCCGGGGCAACTCCCCTCACTGCCGTGGCGACGGCAAGCATACCGCAGCGACTTCAGCTGGTTGCGGAGTGAGGTTCCATGCATCGCGGCGCCGCAGTATCCACAGCGTGCAAGTCCCGTCATCGTGAATAGTTTGCGTGCGCCGCTGGGCGTCGTTTGGCGTTTGTTGCGGGTCAGTTTGCGTTGCACACGATCGAACTGCTTAGGCTCGATGACAGCCGGATGATTAGTCCGCTTCAAGATCGGCTCCCGCCGTTTGCGAAACTTGCGATTCTCGCGCTTGGGGTTCGCCTCGGCGCCCCAAACATAGACGCCCTTCAGCTTGGGGTTTTTCAATAGCCGCTCGACAGTGGCTCGCGACCATTTCGCGCCGTCACGGGTCCGCTTGCCTCGTCCGTTCAACTCAATCACGAGTTGGCGCAGCGAACCCAACCGCTCGTAAAGATCAAAGATCGTTCTGACTAAACGTCGTTCCTCGGTTGGACCCAGGATATATTGCCGATCATCATTGACGGCCAGTCCCAACGGCGGGCGCCCCGTGACGTGCAAGCCCTTCTCGGCAACGTCCCTATGGCCGTCATAGACTAGCGCGCTGAGGTCGTGGCAAAACTGGTGGTCCTGATGGCTTTTGACCATGACACCCACCAGCCCGCCAATATCGTCGAGTGATACCCAACCGTTGTCGATGGTGAAAAACTCGGCGCCGACCTCTTCGAGTCGGGCGAAGTCCGCCATTGCTTTGAGCGGCTTTTTGCGAGTGAATCGCGACTGTTGATAAACGGCGACCGCGTCAGCTTCGCCTCGCTCAATGGCTTTCAAGGCGAGTTCGTGCTGCCGGCGATCGTCCCAGCCCTTGCACCCCTCGTCGACATATTCGCCAACAATTTCAACATTCTCTTTCGCCAGCCGATCTTGCAATCGCTGGCGCTGAATGTCGATCGACGTGTCTTGTTGGTCGCTACTCATCCTCAAATAGAGAATGACGCGCTTGCGGCGGGCGTCCCGCCGTTTAGAATCAGTAATCATCGTGAAGGCTCCTAATTAGCGTTCATGGTGGAAGCCGCCGGGAGTGCATGCCCGGCGGCTTCGTCAGTTTAACCTTTTAGCTTGTCGATAGTCTGGATCATCTCGGCCAGACCCGCATAAACGTCCTCGAATCCCAGCTTGTCGGCTGCAATCGCCGCCGTGCGTAGGATCAGTATCAGCCCTTCCGGCGTCACGCGCTTGTCGCCGTCGCCGTCGCCGTTCCCGTTTTCGATCATTGAATCGCTCCACGCGAGAAATAAGCCGATTCGACGCCCTCCCGGTGAGGGCGCCGCGTTCGGTCTATCGCCCTGGGTTACAGTTCTTTGGCGATAATCTCCCGCAGTGTCTTGGCGTCCCAGTGGTTGTCGCGTTCGACGCTCTGGGTGCCTACCTGCTGGCCGCTCGTGAGCCAACGCGATCGTTTGCCGCTGCATAACTCAGACGCTGCGAAGTAGCCTAACTCTCCGTCGGGGCATTGGTCGGCCATTGCGGCGTTGTAGACCAGCCCGAAAAACAGCCCTTCTGAGGGGTCGTACTCGGTCGCGAACCAAGTAAAGCCCGCGCCGAAGAATTTGACGTGAGCGATCGCCTCCCGCCCTTTCCTGGCGAAGAGCATCAGCGGCGGGATGGCGTCCAGCTGTGCTTTGGTCAGCAGTGACTGCGCGTGGTTCAGCTTGGGGCTGCCGTCGGCGAAGTGGTTTTGGTGTTCGTCCTGTTCCTCTTCGGTTTCCCGTGTTTTGCGGGCTATTACCGCCCCAAACGTGAGCGCGGATGCGGGGAACAATTCGGGCTGTCGTCGTCTCATCGTTTCAGCTCCTGGTACGTGGGTAGGTTGTTCATCCGTGACTATAGTAGTTATTCGCTTCCCGTGCTACACAAAATGGCGCATTGTCCGTGCAATCCTTCTAGCAGGACGTTATACGCCTTGTCGTACGCCTCGCCGCCGTCCGCCGCCGTCCGCAGTGGTTTGACCTCGGTATCGTATCGGTCGAGCGTGTGTGCGATTTCGCCCATTGTCCCGCCGTCCACGATACTAAGCCCCTCGCTGGCCAGCCTCGCTAGAAACCGATCGGCGTACACTCCTGCTTCGTCCCTGTCGGTGACCTCGTCCATATGCCAGCACACAAGCGTCTCTCGCATCCGATCGCGGGCGGCTTGCATCGTCTCGCCCTTGCGAGGCTCGGGGTTGGCGTGCAGCTGGTCGTCGATCCAGGCAACGAGCCCGGTATCGACCATCACGCCGATCATGCCGCCGCCCGCCTGTTCCGACTCAGTCCGTGCGGCGGTCCAGCGTGCGCGGAGTTCGCCTAAGAATTGTCGCTCGTTCATCGTGTCGCTCCTTGGGTAGGGGTGAAAATAACGCCAGCGCCGCGCCCGTCCCGCCATTTGGGGAACGGGTGCGGGGTGGGGCTACTCCTTGATTGATAGTAGTGCTTCAAGTTCGGCCAACGTGGGCGGGGCGTCAAACTCGCCTTGGTTGAACGCGTGACGCGTCGCGGCGACGTGGAGCCGCCACGCGTCGCCTGGGATCGATCGCCGTAAGTAGACGTAGTTTCGCGTCTGGCGGTGCTTGTACTGCTGCTCAGTGTCGTTGCAAGCCATCAGCATAAACTCGCTAGGCTCAACGTCTCGCCGTGTGGCGCCCGTGCTGGTGGCGAACCCTTCGGCGGTGTTGCGGCTGACGATCAACTCAGCGAGGGCGGCAAAGCCTTCGCGGGCGTCGGTTGTGGTTGGTGTGCGCATCGTTACGCTCCTTGCTGTTGGGCGAGAGAATCCATAATCATTGCGTCAGCTGTCGCGTGGGCGTCTTCGCGGTCGTCGGTGAAATAGTCCGCGTCCGGCCAGCGTTTGCCGTGCTGGTCCCATGCCTGAACTTGGTATTGTCCGCTGTCGCGGTCCTTGCGTCCGATCGTCACGCCAACGATATACCTCGCGCCGTCGTGCTTCTCGGCGTGGTCGGGGTAGGTGAAGCCGCGCCAACCGTTCTTGAACGTGACCAGCGCCGACCATTTGCCGAACGTCGTCGACCATTGCCAACCGTGAACGGTTACGGGCTCGCGGTCGTAGGGCGGGCGTTGATTCTGGAACTCGGTGGCGTCTGGGATCGGCGGGTAGCTCATGTGGTCCCGCCGTGCGTTGTACGCTTCGCGTTGCTCTAGTCTCATCGTTTCAACCTTTCAAAGTGGTGCGAATAGGAACATCGACGGGCGCCGCCGATCGCGGCGCCCGTGGGGTTGCTACGCGTGGCGGTCAGCTGATCGCTTGCAGCTGCTCGTCAAGCTCGCCGCCGTCGATTCCTCCCGCCTTGGCGGCTGCAATCACCTTCGCGTGCGTGCGAGTAATACAGAACGCCTCCAGCGCCCGCCCGTCGCGCCTGGCGATGATCGCGGCCAATATCGGCGCGTCGATCGCCGCCCACAACTCCGCGCCGGTCAGCGCTCGCGCCTGGGGGATCGTCAGCAACGCGCCGCCGTAGTATTTCCCCTCGGACAATTCAGCGGCGTAGGCGTAGACGCCTCGCTCGCGCCCTTGCTCGTCGATCGTGTGCGTGTAGGGCTCGCCGCACAAGAACGCGCCGCCTTTCTGGATCGCTGGCGGAACGCAACCTAAGCCCCACCAATACGCCTCGTGGGTGATCGGGTAAAGCTCGAAGCGTCCGGCGCGGTAATTCTCGGCGGCCTTCTTGCAAGCCTCGAACCAGCTGAGCGGCGTGTGTTCGTTCGTCATCGTTTCAAACCTTTCAAAGTGGGTACGTGTGGCGCGTCCAGAGTGGAAGCGGCCAAGGGCAACGCGCCGCCGTGGCGCGTCGCGGCTTGGAAGCTCGCACGGGTGTTAGCCTTCCCAACGCCAAATCACCGACGTTGTGTTAACCTCTTCCCCTCTCGCTTCGATCGTCTCGCACCGCTGGATTAGCTCGCGCGCTCCGCTCTTGTTCTGGTCGGTGTCGTGCAAGGCTGACCCGTCGTAGTGTTCGATCTGTCGCCCTTTCCAGTAGACAAACCCGTCGTATTCGATCCGCAACCGCTCATCGATTCCGTAGAGCGGTTCGCCTCGATCCTCGCATAGCGGCGGGTTGTCGCGTTCGGCCTTCGTGATGAGGTAGTGAATCCCGGCGACGCCATACGTTGATGACTCTTCGCCAGCTGCGATTGGTCCGCAGCAACGCGGCGCGCAGTCGTCGCAGAGTCCATAGCCGGGCTCTTGATTCCACCAATCGCGCCCCTGTAGGCCGCCGCCGCAACAAGTACAGTCGAGCCACTTGATCGGCTTTGCGCGTTCGCTGGCGTAGTCGTCGACTCGCGCGGACTGCTCGCATTGCTCCAGGTGGGCTAGCATCGCGTCAGCTGCTGCGGGCGTCGTGATTACGATCGTTTTCGTGCCGTGTCTCATCGTTTCAACTCCTGGTAGGGGTACGTGTGGCAAAGTCGCCAAGGGCGGGGCGCTGCTGGATCGCAGCGCCCTGCGGCTTGGGGCCTCGGCTAGTTGCTGGGGCGAAGGCGTACGCGTTCGAGCCGTTTCGCCTCGCGGGCGTTTCGCTTCTGCTCGGGCGTGTTGACTGGTGCGCCGAATTGGCGTTCGACTCGTCCGCTGTTGACGACTGTCACCGTCAACAGCTTGGCGAGGCGATACCGTTGGTGCGTCCCCTCGAAGTCTGCGAACCGCTCGCGCTCGTCTTCGGTCAGCTGCTCGTATAGGGCGGCGGCGTCTAGTCCGATGTCCAGCCCGATCGCTTGGCCAACGTCGCGAATTGCAATCAAGGCGGGGTCTTCGTCAACTCGCTGGGGGGCGCCGTTCCTGATCGCCAGCGTTTGGGCGCGTCCGGCCAACTCTGTCAAGTCGTCGGCGCGTTGCTGGTCGTCGCCATTGGCCGCCAGTTTGCGGGCGTCTGCGATCAACTCGACGGCGGCGCTTAGCCGTTGGGCGATCATTTTTTCAAGTCTCGTCATCGTTTCAACTCCGTAGGGGTAGGGGTGTCTGGCCAGCGTTGGCCACTTGCTGCGCCTGGCGATCAAGCGCGGCAAGTGGGCGACGGTGCGCCCTGGTCGGTCAAAACAGCAACGTTTGCGCGTCCTCTCGCCGTTGCTTGAACCAACCCAGTTGCTGGCCGATCGCCAAGCCCGCCAGCGGGTACTCGTGGACTACTCGCGCGCCGCAGCTGCACGGTATCCAAGCGCGGCGCGTCTCGATGTCGTGGCAGCGCCGCCAACCGTGCAACGCGTCGCGGTAGTCGGCGCCCGCGAACCATATCACGCGATCGATCTGCTCCGTGCGGGCGAGCCAGCAAAGCGAAGGCTTCACCAGCGTGCGCCCCCAGGTGTCGGCCTTCGCGCCTTCGCGCCCCTTCTCTAGTCGCTGATCGTAGGGCAGCACGACGGCATCAGGCCGCAGCAAGCCGTGCTTGGCTGACAGAATCCGCCAGTGATAGCCTCGCGCCTCTGCGTGGCGTCTGGCTGCCTGGAATAGCGGGCCAGTGTAAAGCTCGCGAGCGGGGCCAGCGGCGCCCTTGGTGGCGCTGCAAGCGACTAGGCAAAGTGTGCGTTGGTGTGTCATCGTTTCGAGTCCTCTGGTACGGGTTAGAACAGCAAGCCCTGCGCGTCGGCAGCTGCCGCGAAGTCGGTATAGGTCGGCTCGGGTGTCGGCTCGGCCAACAAGCCCAGGCCCGGCTTGATGGTCCCGGTCTCCTGCCACTGGTCCCAAGTCTTGTCAATCGCTAGGCCCTTGGTGGCGCCCTGGTAGTTCTTGCCGTCCTGGTATCGCGTCTCTAATTCGCGAGCGGCGGCGCGGGCGTCGTCGCCCATCGTCGCGACTTCGCATAGTTTGCTGACAGGGCAGAAAAAGCAGGCGCTCTTGCCGGGCTGGGGCAAGCCGTGTTCGGCGATCAACGCCATGCAATCGGCGCGGCTCATTCCCCAATCGGCCAACGGGTACCACTGGCGATAATCGGTGCAATTGTCCACGCCATAGCGTAGGCTCGCGCGTTCGTTGACTTCGCCAACGTCAAACCCGATACCCTCGACCACTTGGCCAGCGCCCTTGCGGGTGTGTACTTCGTCGGCGTCAAAGCCGATCGCCTGGATTGCCTGAGCGTGGTCGTAGTCCCAAAGCCATCCTAGCGCGGCTTGGTAGGCTCGCTGCGGCTTTACCTTCCAACTGTCGCTGCAGCTGTGAAGCGCTCGCCCTGTGCCCTTGCGGGGGAACGCGGGGCTTGGCAGCTGCTCTGTTGACCATAGCTGCTCAAAATAGCTGCGGTGTCCCGCGATCGGGCAACGCCTGCGGACGATTACCAGCGGGGGCCAGTCGAGCCGTTCCAAGAGCGGCTGCAATATCTGGCTGACAAATCGATAGGTGGCGGGGCGTTCGCTCCCGGTGTCGGCCAGCGTCAACAGGTCGGGGCGTATGCCTCGATCGTGCGCCGCCAATATCATGGCGGTGCTGTCGGTCCCGCCGCCGATCGCAAACGTTAGCCGCTGGCGGTCGTGCGTTGGTCGCGGGTAGTCTCGCGGCTGGATCGTCGCAGCAAGCGAACGGACTCGGCCAAGCGGGACGGGCCGCAAGCCGCCGAACCTGATCAGTTCGTGCGGGCCAACGGTGTAACGCTCCAACGGTTGGGGCGCGTAGTGGTCGCTGTCTGCTTTCATCGTTTCATCCCCTGGTACGGGTTGCGGAAGTGGTCAAGGGCGAGGCGTTCGCGGGAACGCCTCGCGGCTTGACTGCTCGCGCTCTTAGCGGTTGATGTGCGAGGTGATCAGCTGCCGGAGGTCGCCCCATAGGCGGCGCTCGCTGGCAGGTAGTGCAAAGTCTTGCGAGTTGTCGTGCGCCTGGCTCTTGGCGGCTTTCAACTCGGCCAACGTCGCGCCGTCGATTGCTTCGACTAGGGCGCCGGTTGCTGCGTTTAGAAATTGCTGCGTCATCGTTTCGGTCCTCGGTTGGTGGGTGGTTGGCGGTACGTTGGCGGGCGGTTAGTAGCCGCAAGCCTCGGCGCTGTAGTCGCGTTGGCGGGAGCCTTCTTTGTCCCAAACTGGTACGCTGATTTGCTCGGCGCCGTCGATGTAGTCACCGATCAACTGGGTGCGGGTCTGCAGTCGCAGATCGCCGACGGGGCAAAGAAAGTCTGCGGCGCTGCTCAAGCGCCCGTCGCAGTCGCGCCCGTCGCTTGTGAGTTCACAATAGACCGTTCCGTCTTCAAGTCGGTACGTCTGCGTCTCGCTGCTCCAACCCTCGTCGGTCGGGGCGCTCTGGTGCATCGTCAAGGCTTGATTTGGCCGCAGCGTGATTTTCGTATGCTGGCCATTCCAAAGTACCCAGAATCTCGCGTTTCGTTCGTTCGTCATCGTTTCAAGTCCTCGGGGGTAGGGGTACGTGTGGCAAAGTCGCCAAGGGCGAGGCGCCGGGGTGCTACGCCTGGCGCCTCTCGGCTTGGGGGCTCGGCTAACCGCAATCGGGCACGATAGGATCGGCACAGTCACACTCGACATGCCCGCAATCGGGGCAAGCTAGACGCGATCCGTCGAGCCGTTCACGTAGCCACGCGTCGAGCGTCTTGACGCCTTCGGCGGTGTGGTCGAGGTCATAGTAGGCGTCTTCGTACTTCTCAGCCTCGATCAATTTCGCGATGTCGCCAAGTTCGCGTTGCAGACTGACAACTAGCCGCACCTTGGTGCGTCGGGCGTTGCGTGTGATTGCGTTGGTCATCGTTTCAACTCCTGGTAGGGGTACGTGTGGCAAAGTCGCCAAGGGCGAGGCGCTGCTGGATCGCAGCGCCGCGCGGCTGGGGGACTCGACTAACCGCGCCTGGCTCGCCTCGCCAATATCTTGTCAGCGTTGCGGGTGTAGTCGGCAAAGTAGCTGGCATCTGGTGGGCAAAAACTCGTCTCCCATAGGGCTAGCAGCTGCGCCCGTTTCTCGTCTGGCATCGCAGCCAGTCGCGCCCGTGCTTCTCGCCAGTGTCTCGCGGCGAGGTCGCGAAACCGCTGCTCTTGCTCTATTGCAGCGGTGGCGATCGCCAGAATACGCGCTTCGGGCGTCTCCTGCTCTTGGGCCAGCTGGGCGGCGAATAGCGGTCGCTTCTCCCGCTCGCGTCGCAACGCTCGCGTCGCATTGGCCAATCGCCTGCTGGTGACTCGTGTTGCGGCGCCTTCGCGGTAGGCTACCGTTTTGTAGCTGATAGCGTGTCTCATCGTTTCAACTCTCCTGGTACGGGTGGGTGGGTGGCTGACAATCGGCAACCGTTGCGCCGCCCTGGCAGTCAGGGCAGCGGGAACGGGCGCCGCGTGTCCTACCATTGCGCCCATGCTGGCAAGCGCTGGTAGAGGTGATCGCAGATTGCCTCATATTGCAAGGCGGTCTGAATCTTGCCTCGTTTGCGGCAGTCTCGCGCCGTTGCTGCGTTGTGGCAGTATGCGCGAATTTGCTGGGCAACGTGCAACCGGCCAACGGGCGCCGTCGGCTGGTAGCCGTCGATCTGCTCAACGTATTCGTTGGGCCACAATGCAGCTGCTTGCGAGGTCGGTCGGCAGCCGGTGCCGATGTATGCGGCAAGCGCTCGCAGGTCGGTTTCCTCGCAGCCGTCGGGGTTGCTGGCGATGTGTCGCGCGTCTTCTGTGCTGATCTTTGGGCGTGTCATCGTTTCAAGTCCTCGGGGGTGGGGGTACGTGTGGCAAAGTCGCCAAGGGAGGTGCGCCGGGGTGCTACGCCTGGCGCCTCTCGGCTTGGGGGCTCGGCTTAGTAGTGGCTAAGCTGGTTCGGGGCGTACGGTAATTCGTTAGCGGCGTCTTCTTCGGCATCGTGCGTAGCCTTGGCGTCAATGTAGACGCGTTCCATTGCGTCGATGATGACAAGCCAGCGGGGGTGCGTCATCGCCAGCGTTGGGCGATCGTATCCAAACTGCTGGTAGCCGTCGCCAGCTGTCATGCGTCGCCAAACCTCGGCGGCCAACCGCTCCAGCTGGCGGGGCGTGTACTCCTGCGATCGCAGCGACTGTTCCGGCATCTTTCCGGCGCGAGTGGTTCGTGGGTAATTCTCGGCGCCCTGCTCGCGGTGGAATTTGGCGTCGATGCTGGCGTGGGCAATTTCCCTGAGGTCAGCCTCTCGCTCACGGGGGGTCAAGTCGTCTTTCTCTTGGCGGTATCGTGCGGCCAGCTGGCACAATTCATCACTGGCGGGGTTGCGGTGGATACCGGCGAAGGCTTCACGGGGGTGCGTTGGTCGTGTCATCGTTTCAACTCCTGGTACGGGTACGTGTGGCTCCCTGTTGGCAGCCTACTGGACAGCGTCGGGCGACGCCAGCCAGTAGGGCGCCCGTAGGCGCCGGGGGCTAGAACAGTCGCAGCTGGGTAGCGGTCGCGACTCCTCGCCGACGTGGCGCCGACTTGGGGCGAGGTGCGCGGGGTCCAGCTGTTGGCAGGGCAACGCCTAGCGTTTGTTGGCGTTTGAACGGGTCGAACTTGGCGCCGTCGATCGGGACGATCCGGTAGAGCGCCTTCATGCGGTGCTGGCGTCCAGCTGTCCAATCCAAGACGGCGCCGTCTTTGATCGCCAGGACGTGCGATCGTACGTGCGCCGTGTAGACGCCTGGGACGCATCGCATCTCACGGGCCAAGGTCTTGACGGTCTTTGACGTGTACGGCGCCGCGACTCGCTGGAAGCCGAGTCGCTTCAGGGCTGCAATTTGCTGGGGCTGGGTGGTTCCTTTGCCTCGCTTGCGCCCTGCCGCGGCCAAGGCGGCGTGGGCAGTCGCATAGTCGGCGCCGGTGACGATCGCCAGCGCTTTGACGGCGCAATCGTTATTCTCGGCGTGGAGCGTGGACGCGGTTTCGAGTTCGCGGGGTAGTGTCATCGTTTCAACTCCTGGTACGGGTTGGAAAGTGGCAGGAATACAACCGCTGGCCAGCGCTTGGCGGGCGCTTGGCGAGCGGTTGGCGCCCTGCTGGCGCCTGGGTTCAAAGTAGGTAACCGGTCTCGATCTGCTGTAGCATCGCTCGCGCGTTGCTGCTGGTTTCCTTGGCGAGTCGCTCTAGTCGCTTGTTGGCGTCTGAGTCTGTTAGCGCCGGGTCGATCAAGTCGGCGCGTTTGGCGATCGCGAGCGCCATCGTGGCGAATGCTTTCCTGAGTCCCTGGCAAGTGAGCGCGAGTTCCACGCAACGCGAAAGCAGGGGCGATGCGTCGATCGTGGAGCCAAACAAGTCAGCCTCACCTTCGCGAGTGGTCGTAAAAATCAGGACGACGTGCGCTGGCAATCGTTCGATCCAAGTCAACAGCTGACGAATCGCGCTAGCTGACAGCCCGTGCGCTTCGTTGATGATCAGCGCCCATCCCTTGCCGCCCAACGGCGCGCCAGCTGTCCGCCGTTCCTCCGTTGCAATGCGAGTCGCTGTCAGTCGCTCTGCGTCCAATTCGTCGATAGCGAATTCGTCCGCAAACTCTCCCGCCAATAGTCGAGCGATCGTTGTTTTGCCCGTTCCGCTTTTGCCCGACAACCAGTAGGCGCGGCCGCCGAGTCCGCGCCGACGAATCGCGCCAACCTTGCGAAGGGCTGCGTCTTGGCCGATCACCGCTTCCCAGCTGGTGGGGCGGAATTCCTCGAATAGTGGTTGGCAGCTGCTAGTCGCTTGAATCATCGTTTCGACTCCGTTGGTCAGTAGTAAAACTCAACAACCTCATCGACGATCCTAGCGTCTCTATTGAGCCAAACAACCCGGCGACCGGTTGGCGAACGGTTGGCGAACGGTTGGCGGGCCATTTGAGCCCCTGGAATACTGGGCTCGGCGACGTGGAACTATTTTGGGAATAATTTGAGAATACCTCGAATAGTTCTGACACACCCCCCGACGATCGCCAAAATCGGCTGCGCAGCGTCTTGGATGGCCAGCGCTTGGCGGGCACTTGGCGGGCGCTTGGCGGGCACCTGCCGGGCACCTGCCGGGTGGCGCCGATCGCAGCTGGGCTGGCGCCTCCATCGCCCCCGGCGCCGGGTGGCAGGTCGATCGCCGGGTGGCGCCGATCGCCGGGTGAGTGGAACGCAGCCGGGCGGCGGGCACTTGGCCAGCGCTTGGCGGGCACTTGGCGGGCACTTGGCGAGGTGGGCCAGGGCGACCGGGAAGACGGCGGTTGGCGATGCAACGGGGAATGGATCACGCGCGAGGCGGGGAAAATCGGGACCGTCGGGCAGCGCCTAACCCGTTGCAGTCAAACGACTTACGGCGACCGAACCCAGGGGGCGGTGCCCACGCGCGGGCGTGCGTTTATTGTATTATCAACCCTGGAGATTTTTCCCCCGTTTCTGTCATCCACCCTTCGCCTGTCTATTCACCTCGCACGATTTGGCGGGTAGGGAGAGGCGGAACGCTAACCCTCGCCAGTGAGGCCGCTAGGGGGCTTCAGCGGGACATCCCTTCGAGTCCGTTTTTCCGGCTCAAGCGGAGATACGGTGCGGTTCGCGCTACGATCGTTTGTGTCAGCGCATAACGGGTCCCCATACCATTTTGGGGGCGTGGGACACTCGGAGGTCCACCACGTTGAAGCGTCTTGCGTGTTTCGGTTTTTGGCCGATCCTGACGACTTCGACTGTCTTCGATGGTTGTGTAGCGGGTCGTTTCAGACCCTTCCATGACGGCGACAGCTGCCGGTTTCGCCTTCCTACTCGGGCGAGTATTTGGGCTGCGTTTCGCTTGGTTTCCCCGGTGCGTTGGCAACCAGAGGAGCGTCGGTAGAGTAGGTACGCCTGGTTGTAGTGATTTTGGCCGGGGCGTCAATCAAAACCTTTTGTCGCTGATTGCATTGCGGTATTCGCCGCAAAAGTCTTCCACGTCGGCTGCCGTCAGCCTCAAGGACCTCGCGAATCTTCGCGCCGCGATCAACCCACTGGCGGACGAACTCGTGTTTATTGCGAGTTGATTTCAGCATTTAGAGTCGCCCAGTCACGAAAAAACCGCTGATGTATTGGGGGGACACTACATCAGCGGCTGGAGGCCATGTTGAGTAACATGGGGAGCCTGGATTGTACGACAAATGCGACGTAGGTCAAAATTGACCCATTTTTGACCCAAATGGTGGAAGCGTGGCCTACTGAAACCCAAATGGCGGCAAAGAAAACGAACCGCCAACCGCTTCCATGATCCGAACGGCGCCGGGCGGCCAACGTGGGCTGGACCTGACCCCGACGCCGCCCAGTCATACGGCGCATAAAAGCGACCGGCTCGCCTGGGGCAGGTAGACGGCCCGGTCAGTGTGTTGGACTGGGTCCAACGGGAGCCAATATAGCGGTAACTCCGCGCCTGAAAAGGGGTTCGATCGTTCGGCGAACAGTTACCGAACGATCGAACTTCCCCCCCCGGTGGTAGTTGGTCATCGGCAAACGCCGGCGGCACAGGCTCGGGCTCGACGCGAGCCAAACAGCCGGATTCGTCGGACGCGTCGAGCGCCTTTCTGGACGGCGCCTTTCTGCGACGCCTTCTGGGCTGCGACGGGGGCGGACTTCTGGGCCGCTACCTTCTGGGCTGACTTCTGGACTGGGACCAGTCGGCCAGCAAAGGCAGGGGTGGCGAATAGTAGGGCGATCAGGATTACGGCGGTTCGCATTCTCTTGCTCCGTGGAATTCTCGTGGACTGAAAAACACCCCGCCGAGGGATCACTACTCGGCGAGGCATTGAGTGTTGCGGATGACGCCCGCCCGCGCTGAGCCGCCAAGGAGCAGCTTGCGTATTTTATGCGCCGGTCATCCGCCCAGCGTACGGATTCTGCCGCTACCGTCAAGCGTCATCGCAGTTATGGCGCGGGCTGAATGCCGCGTTCAAGGACGCCAGCGACCATCTCGGCTTTCTTAGACGGGGGCGGTGTTTTCCGGTTGGCGATCATGGGCGAGTTTCCTAGAATGGCGGGCGAGGTTTCAGGAAAGTGACAGGCAAATGTCCAATGCTCCTGATGCGCCCAATGGCGCGAAACCTTGGTATCTCTCCAAAACTCTTTGGTTCAACGCGATCACTCTCGCGTTGCTTGCGATCGATCTAGCCATCGGCGCTAACGCAATCACCACCCCCAAAGCCCTGCCGTGGATTACGGTGTTCATTGGCGTTGGCAACGCAGTGTTGAGGCTCCTTACGGGTGCCCCTATTGAACGTCCTATCGGGGGCAAAGATGGCAAATGAAGAACGCAATGAATCGAGAAGGTTGGCGCCATGCCAATCTACTGATGCAAAACTCCTTAACGCCGCTCGTGGTTTACTGGTCTTGCTGGTGCCAATTGGCGGTATTATTGGCGCTTACTATTCGACGCGTGCCGCTCTTGAATTCGACATTCGTGAGAATCGCGGTCGGCTGGAACGCATTGAGGAAACACTCAAAGAGGAAACAGTCTCGCTCAAGCGAAGCATTGAGCGCGTTAGAACTGACCTTGATGCTCACTGTAATCTCGGTCCTGACGGGCTTCCTCATCCCCAAGGTGTTATTCGCGATGTGATCGATTTAGAAGAACGCGTCAAAAACCTGGAACAGAAAGTCAAATGAAATATCTACTCTCGCTGCTCGGCGTGCTGTTTCTCTTCGCCGCCGTCACGCCAGAAACCCAAGCGCGACGCCGATGGTTTCGCCAACGGTCCACAAGTTACGCTTACACGTACGTCAACGTCTGGGGCGTCGCCGCCAACGATCAAGAGCGATGCGTGGCCGAAGCGAACTACATGGCGGCCAACTACGCCTACTACCATGTTGGCGCGAACATCGGCAACTTTGAAGGCTGGGGCGTTGGCTCCACGCCGAGTTGTGGGACGTGCGTGCCTGGCTACGGGATGACGCTGACTGGCGACGCCGCGTGCCAAGCCAGCAACGGCCAATGGTTCAGGGTTCGGTCGTGGCGTTAGCTTGGTCCTCATCGGTTGGGCGCCACTCGGCGAGTCGCACAGACTGAACCCTCGTGAATCGCGTTTCGCCAGTCGTCAGCGTGAATTCACGCTCGCAGTGTTTACAAGCGATCGTCTGCCCAAGCTCGACTTCCGTATCGTCCGCCATGCCGTCGAAGCAGTGGGCGAGGCAACATCGAAGAACGCCAGCTGGGCTAATCATCGTTTCGCTGAGCTTCATGATTTCTCCCTCTTCTCCATCCGAACGGCGACGCTCTTGCCTAACGGATCGCGAGCGCCCAGGGTGTTAACGCCCCTGGCGACAACCCGCCGTCAGGGTCGGAGATGTATTTGCAGAAAGCCACGAGAGAAAAACGGGGGACGCCGGTAGAACATTTGTCCACAAGAGTGAAAAAAACCCGGCGTCCCCACATTCCTTAGTTGGCAGATGCAGCTGCGTGTTCCCGCTCCACGTCGTCGAGGAACAATTCGATTTCCTCTTCAGACGCCGATGCGATGTCGTCCCGCGCGTCGTTGAGCGCGCGTCGAAGTCGCTTGCCTCGGTAACCCTGCCCTCGCAACTGGCTGGCGAGTCGCATCCGAACAAGTGGTCCGTTTCGCTTGATGCGGTTGGCCCGCGATTTATTATTATCTTCCTGACAACGCTCGAAGAGTTTCAGAAAGATCGGCGCTAAGATGGTCACCCATTCCATGATTGTCGCTCCATAAAAGACGTTAGTTTCTCTCCCTGAAGGAGATACGGTGTCCCAACGCAGCTGCGACTTTGCATACGCTGAGAAAATTGACTGTTTTGGACGTGTAGGCGAGGACGCGGCGACAGGTCGATTCACTAACTCCCGATCGGCTGGAAAGCACCGCCCAGGACACTCGCTGGTCTACGCGGGATTCCTCCAATTCTGTGAGTACATTCTTGACGCCGTTCTTCAAACGCCGCTCGGCTGCATGATCCATAACGATCCCTCTTTTGTTTGGGACCAAACTAATCCTGTCTCTGTCTATCAATATCCGCTAACGTGCGCCGGGTGCCACCAAAGCAGCCGGTGTGAAACCGACTTGCATTGGCGGCAGGGTCGTTCCCGATCGCCGTCAACAGACCTCGTACGTCCGACCATCCTGGCCACGCACACGGATTAGTCTATCAGATTAGTCAGTAAAGATCGCTCCTTCTGGTCCGTCATGCCAGATGCCGTAGTGCTTATGCTCCACAGTCATCTGGCGGGCTTCCCGTTTGGTGTAGCGGCGCACGTCCGCTTCCTCAATTTCGCCAACCATGTAGTACAGTTTACGCGGCATCGGCTTCGCGTGGTCAGTGAAGCCGTACAACGGATCGATGACGCACGGCAATACCTCGGCCCCGAAGCCTTTGAGAGGAAGGTCGATTTCCAGCCAAGCGTGGCCAAAGGGCGTACCTTTAGCGTGCCCGCTGTCGATGTTGTCGGTCAGATGCGGGTAGCCGTGGACAAGCAGGCATTCGGCATCCAACTCGTCATACCAGCCGTTGTGATGAATGCAGAACGTGTCCTCGAAGCAGTGGCCAGGCCGCGCGAGTTTGTTCGCCCCGATCTTCATCAGTCGCCTCGCAGATCAGCGACGAAAGCGGTCGCTTCTTTAACTTCCTTGGAACCGTACTTGTTCTGCAACGACCGAATCTCTTTGAGCAGGGCGAACGTGTCGGTGGCTTCCTGCTGAGCGACCGAGACGACGGCGGCAGACGCTGCCCTGGCGGCTCGTGGCTTTCGGGAAGTCGGCGTTTTTTTCGGCTTCGCTAGGTGTTTTTTGCATTCCTCGGCCATTGTTTTGATGGTCGGGTTGCGTTTGTCGTTGCCCTCGTCGTCAAGCAACTCGATGTCGTCAGAGCGGCCAGCCTTTTTCAACTCTGACAGGAATCCACGCACTTCGCCCACTTCCTCTAACTCGCAGAGTTCAGCTAATCGGCGAGCCCGAGTCCATGAAAGCCTCGCCCCGTATTGGACAGCACTCGATTTTTTTGCCACAGCGTCCCCTTTTCGGGTATGAATCTAAACATGAGTGGAAGGATACGATTCTTCGGCGGCCCCTGGCACAACCAGATCCCTCACGTCGAAACCTGGACGGTCGCAGTGCGCACCCCGACAGACGAAGGTGAATGCCTTTATCGACTTTGTCGGTTGCGTCTACACGGGACCACTTTCTTTGAATACCTGCACGAAGGCTTGGTCGCAGACGATATGAAGCGAGCTTCAGACGAACTGGACTGGGCTGTCGACGGGTTCTTCATCGAACCGTGGTTTTCACCGATCGAGCGTCACGATTAGTCACGAGTCGAGCGATCGGATACCTTAGTAACTGGATCGCCACTATAGCGTATAAGTCGCGGGCATGCAAATTTTCACCCACCGACGGGTTTTGATGCGTTCGGATGCTCCTTGCGACCATGTTTTTTAATGTGCGCGATCAGCGTGGCGCCGGTGATGCAGGCGCCACGTCCGTAGTAGTAGATTTCGCCGCCTTCGCTCTTGATTCGGGCGAGTAGCGATTCGCCAAAACCCATCTCTTTGCGCAGGTGTTGGAAGCCATAAAGGGCGTCGGGGTGAATTACAGTTGGGTAGCGATATTCTTCGGCCATCGTTTCGGTCCTTAAGCGGGTTTACGTTTCCTGTCGGTGCGGGGGAGCCCGCCGACTTTCTCCGCAGCGATACGGCCAATCATCTGTCCTTGTGGGGTCGGATCGATTTCGACGGTCAATGGTTCGACCTTGGCGGTGTGTTTGCAGTAATTGCGGTACAGACACCGAATCCGTGCAACCTTGAAGTAGCGGTCGTTCTTACCGTTGCAGGTGATTCGGTGATACGGCTTGCGGTTTTGCTTGCGAGCCATCGCAACTTCGATCGCGTCGCTGATCTGCTCGAAGGGCATGCGGTAGGTGTGGCGGTAGCGGAAGATCAGACGCATGTACGCCGTGAGTTCGTATTTGATCCGCAGCCGCTTGCGTCCCTTCTCACCTTTGACTCGCACGGATTCGTAACCCGCTGGCGAGGGTCCGGCCCAATAGCCGTTCTGCCGGCCAGCTGCGACGCTTTCCTTGACTCGCTCACCAGTCTGGCGTGACTCCAACTGCGCAAATGCGACGAGAGTAGTCAGCATCATCTCACCCTGGGGAGTCGACGTGTCGATGCCCAAGTCTGCGAAATGCATCTTGACGCCTTTAGCGTTGAACAGTTCTTGCGTGAGGACGAAATCTTTCTGGTTGCGAAAGCAGCGATCGACTTTAGCGAAGACGACGTGGTCGCCGCGACGCAGCTTCGAGTTCAACTTCTTGCCGGCGGGGCGCTCGATAAGCGGTATCTTGGCGGCAGACACACCCTCCTCGGAAAACCGCTCGGTTGCTTTGGGGTCGATGTCGTTTGACTCTGCGATCATCGCCGAGAAGTGATGCAGCCGCCGGTCCTGGGCTTGAAGCCCCAAGCCGCTATCCACCTGCTTGTCGTCCGACACGCGGATGTACTCGAACATCTTGGGTTCGCGGTCGGCTTCAAACGCCTCGAAGAAGACGAGGTCTTCGCGTTCGCTATTGAGTTTCGCGATCTTGGCGTCAAGCGCCTTCTTCTCACGCCAGAGTGGCGTTTGACGAACTTTCTTGCGTGTGCCTCGCGTGTAGCAGGCTTTGCAGTCAGGCTTTTTGCCGTCTTCGTCAGCGATCGAGTTGTAGAAGTCGTCGCGAGGCTTCTCTTGCCCACACTTGCTGCAGCGTTTTAGAATGTCATCAGACATGACGTTCCCTCCTATTAGGGTTCGTTGTGAGGCTCGTTGCGGGCTCCACCCCGCAGCGGGCTGTTTCTACTTCTTGGACGTTTGGCCTTTGATAGCCGCACCTTTGACGGTGGTCATCTTCTTGCTCGGAAGTTTCGTCGGGCCGCGTCCGCCTTGTCCACTGTTGCTTCCGCCCTTTTGGGCGCCACTGGAATTTGCCATCTGTTTGCTCCTTATGTCAGACACCCGGTGATCCTACCAAAATTACTGCCGTGATGGAACGTAGTTTTCGATTCTAGCGCGGTCGCACTTCTCTGACGAGTCGTTGAGCGCCAGTAGGAATCGGCGGATTGCCGCCAGGCTGGTCGCTTTCCCTGTCGTCATGCGAACTGTTTCGAGCTTGACGATCGGCCCCTTTTTGTCGTCGCCAGCCCTGAGTCCTTCCCGCGACCACCGCTCTAGCTGGCGGTAACTGTAGACACACTTGTGTTTGGCGTCAGTGATGATAAACGGCGATTCATCCAAGATTGCGCAGGACATCGATTTTCTCTCCATGAATTACCGGGTCTGCTTTTATTCTACCGTGTCCCCCTGTCTACGGCCAACCGCTGCTGAGGTGTTTTAAGTTTGCGCGGTCCCTCGGTTACGAGTTGCATCCAGCAACGAGCAGCCGGGAGACGAGATGGCAAAGCAACACGACTTCACAGATGACATGAACGAAGGTGCCCCAGAGACGCTGGGCGCCCCCGTCAATGGTGGAACTCCGCTTGATGTCTTCACTGAAGCTGCTGCCAAGCTGCAGGGCGGCGACGACAAAACCGCCGACCCCTCAAGCGCTTTGCTACCGTCACCCGAGTCGATTGCGCCCACGACGCCGTCCGAGCCTGAGCCTGAGACAGCGGTCGAGCCAACTGAGACAGTTAGCACGCCAATCCTCGACGCGTACCGATCACGGGGGATCGACCTAGAAGGCTACGAGACAGACGCCGACTTCGTCGCCCAGCTTGAACGGCAAGCACTCGATGGAATGGACGCCGCTGAACGGCTTCGCGATCCGGCCTACCAAGAGTGGCAAGAGCAACGCCAAGCCCCGCCTGAGCCAGAGCCAGAACCAGAGGAAGAGACGCCTGGACCGTTCGCGGACTGGACGCCGCCGGAAGTTAGCGACGAGTGGGAAGCCCTCGTCGCGAGAGGCGACATCGAGTACGACGCCGAAGCGGGTCGTTTCGTCGCCGCGAGGGACTGGGTTGACCAATCCATCGCCGACAAGATTACGACGGCACGACGCTGGGAAGCCGACCACGCCCGCAAGCTGGTTCGCGAATTCCCAACCCTGGTCGAGCAAGCCACGCAACGCCTGGTTGAACAACAAGTAGGTGACTTCGATGAGCGAGTCCAATCGCAAATCAAAGACTACTTCGGACAGCAACAGCAACTCAGCGAATCCGACCAGCAGTACAACGGCTTTTTGCACCATTACCGTGAGCAGCTGTTCGCCTTGGATGCGGACGGCGGTTACCAGCTGCAGGGCGATGGCGCAGCAAAGGTGTCCGAAGAAGGCCAGCAATTCTTAGCCGTCCGTGAACAGGGACGCGCCTTCTTCGAGAAATACAACATTGAAGCCGACGACAACGCGCTCAACGACTACGCGATGGAGCATTGGCGCCCCGCCGCTCCATCGCCATCTGAAACAGCAACGAGCGGCGAGGAAACCCCTCAACCAACCGCGCCAACTTCGCCGGAGCTTCCGAAACATCGCAATGAGCGATTGAAAGAGGGCTTCGCGAAAGAGAAGAACCGCATCAACGGCCAGCCAGATACGCCGCCAACTAATCGGCGTGTCGCAGCTGCTGCTGAGCGTGCAGCGGAGGACATGGACTTCGCGGAAATGGTTGACGAGGAATCGAAGAAACAAGGCATCATCTAAACGGAGTCTAAGAGATGGCTGAAGCCCTCACGGTCGTTAACACGACTGCGCGAAAGTATTTCGCAGGCGCTGCCGACCTGACGGTACGGCGGCGACTCTTCCTACGACTGCTGTCCGAAGCTGGACGAATTTCGTTCAACGAAAACGGGGAGTCCTGTTATTGGAACGTCGAATTTTCGCAACCGCCCGTGCAATCGCATGGCGCCAGTGGCGAGTATTCGTTCGACGAACACGACCTCTATCGGCAGCTTAACGTCGATGTTCGCGGCTATGTCGCCACGGACAAGATGGACTTTAAGAACACGCTGATGAACAAGGGCAACGTGGCGATCATCAATCGCTACAAGCGGATTATGCCCAACCTGAAGAAGTCGTTGGACGACCACTTCCACGGTGAGCTTTACATCGACGGCTACGCCACTGGAAACGGCAACCGGCTTCACGGTCTGCAGTCGTTCCTTGGCTACGGAACCGTCGCCGCTGGCGATATTGTCGCTGTTCCTAGCGACACGTATGGCACTCGATCGACGGCGCTCGCGTCGGAGTCGGGCCAATGGTCGACCGACCTTGGCACGAAGCCCAACTCGACGATCAACACCGACTGGCCGGACGGCAAAGGCGACAGTGATTACGACTACCTGTCGCCGATCATCGTCAACAGTTCGTCCACCGCTTGGGGTGCGACGACCAACTGGGAAGACAATTGCGGCAAGATCCTTCGTCGAACCACGACCTGGCTCACGAAGAACGGCGGCAAAGATGGTCGGCCAACTTGTTACATGATGGGCAACAACAAGTTCAACGGCTTCCAAGACTATCACGAAGCGAAGTTTCGGAACATTATCCCTCACCCCGAAGCCCGCGACCTCGGCTTCCCCGACACGCTCAATCAAGACGGCGTGATGGTCAAGTACGAATTTGACGTGCCGGCGACGGAAGTCTACGCGATCAACGTCCATCAGATGGAACTCGCGTCCTGGGATGACGTTTTGTTCGGCACACGAGGACCGTACTACGACATCAAGTCGGATGCGTACCTCTTCAAAGCCGGCTTCTTCGGCAACGCACGGTATCAGCCGAAATACTTCGCGCTGATCAAAGACTTGGCCTAAGCCGAAGGAGCGATTTGATGGCTTTGAAATCAGGAACAGTGCCGGCCTTGACGACGGCGCTTGGGAGCAACGCCGCCGCTGCGGATGTCGTTGGCAAGTTTGGCGTGGATGGCGCAACCATCACGGTTGGCACTGAAGCGACAGATGTCATCAACGTGGCGGTGCAGCTGCTGGACGCCGGCGGCCTCGACATGACAGTTCGTTCGTGCGTGCGGGTTTATCTGTCCGACGACGCGAACGGCGATTCGATCGCTAGTACGGCGCCGGACTCTGGAATCTCGATCGGCACCGACGGCGTGCTGGAAGAAACGACGGCTGACAAAGCCGGGTTTGTCACGAGTGAATCTGACGGCGACTTCGACATCAATGTTGAAGAGTCGAGCATCGACACATGGTATCTGATCGTCGTTCTTCCCAATGGGAAGTTGGTCGCATCGGACGCCATCACCTTCGCGTAAAGCGGAACAAGCGGCTGCGTGTGAGTGAACAGGGTGAACCCCGACAGCACGCAGGCGGAACTTTTTGAGAGAGAGGTGATCTGATGGCTGGTGCTGGAATGGGTTCAATGCCCCGAGGTAAGTCTTGGACGAGTATTCCGTCGGATGCGGAAGGCTTGGTCAAGTGGTTCCCCGACGTTGACTGGTCGCAGCAAGGCGTGAAGCCTCGCAATAGCAACTCGCTCGTCAAATGTCGGTTGGTTCAAAACAACGATGCGACGACGCTTACCGCGTCTTTGCTCGTCACTTATGAGGCTGGTTCGTTCGGCAAAGTAGTCGACGACTATGCAGCTGCGACCGATCAGCCGGCTGGGCTAGTGGATGAATACATCGGCTCGGGCGGCGTGCCCGTCGGTAGCTGGTTCTGGATCGTTCAAGAGGGTCCGTGTACTGCGCACGCGCTCGGAACGGTTACGGCTGACACGATTGTCGCTTGCGCTGCCGGCGGCAAGATCGACAACGCCTCATCCCCTCCAACGGACAACGATGTTGGCCGCGCTATGGCGGGGATCGCCAGCACGACCGGGCGGGTGTGGCTGAACCTGTTGTATTCCTAACAAAAGCTGAATCACTGGAGCGTCAGTTCCAGAGTAGGGAGCCGCGATTCGGCGTAGTAAACCGAGTCGCGGCTTTTTTGGTAAGGCGATGACTGAAAAAAACGGCAACGATAAAAAACACAAGTGTCGCAATTCTGATTGCAAGCGCCCGATTCGTAAGAGCGTGGACGGTCAGCATTACAACCTGTGTCGACAATGCCGCCTCGACGCCCAGATGGCGAAAGAGGGAAAGCCGGAAGTAGACCCGACCATCAGCCGCGAGAAGCGCGAGTTGATGAAGCAGACCAGCAGCATCCTTTTGCAAGCTGGCGACAAATACGCCGAAGTCGTCCAGGTGTGCGATCGCATGATGTCGATGCATGGCGGGCTTGAGGGTTTCTGCCTTGAGTGGAAACACCAAGTCGACACCGCCATGTCAAGGAACCCTGGTTCGCGGCTGGTGCTTGACTACTTCCGTGACTTGGTCCGGCTGCACATGAAAGCAGCTGAACATCGCCCCGCCAATACAGACATCGACGCGATGGAGTTGGAAGACGTAAGCGCCGAAGTGGAGCGCATGGCGTCCCAAATGGGATTGCGTTTATTGGCGGACGAAAATGACGAAGACGCAGCGTAGCATTACGCCTAGCAATCAACAGCGACTCTTAAAACTCGCCGCGCATCGATCGCGGTTGGAGAAAGAGGCGTTGAATATATTTCGTCCCAAGCCCAACCAACTGAAGGTCTTCTATTCGGGCGCGTCGGAATTGCTGTTGCGAGGCGGCAACCGATCGGGCAAGTCGGTGTGCGCTGCGATGTTGTTCGCGTCGGCGTGTACTGGGATTCCGATCTATGACAGTGACGGCAATAGTCTTCCGATCTATGGGCCGCACGCTTTTGCGCACGAGCAGAACCGCCCGATGACGATGTGGACGATCGGGCTTGGCGAAAAGCACATCGGCCAGACGCTGCATCGATTGCTGTTTCAACGCGGCTTGTTCGACATGGTCAAAGACCTTGAGACGGACAAGTGGCGAGCGTATGACCCTGAAACGGATCAGGACCGTCAAGCCGATCGCCGCCCCTCGCCGCCGGCGATTCCCAAAAGGCTGATTAACCCCAAAGGCTGGGGTTGGAAAGACAAAGCCAACCGCCTGTTCACCAAATGCGAGTTAACGAACGGCACGACCATCTACGCGTTCACGTCGGTGGCTGACCCGAAGATGGGCGACCCGGTCGACTACATCTGGATCGATGAGAAAATCAAATTTCCTGGTCACTACGCGGAGTGGCAAGCGCGTATCTCTGACCATGAGGGACGCATCGTCTGGTCGGTTTGGCCTGGCCACGGCTCGCACGTCGTCGTCGATTTGAGCAAACGGGCGAAAGATCAACAGGACCGGAAGAAGCCGGACGTTGAAGAAGTCGTCTTGCGATTCAGCGACAACCCGTTCATCAAGGAAGACGAGAAACGGAAGCGGCGAGAGGGCTGGAGCGCAGAGGAAATCAAGTCGCGTGATGACGGCGAGTTCGTCTTCGGCGCGTCTCGTGTCTACCCGAACTTCAGCGAATTCGTTCACCGTACGCCGCCGGCCAGCGAAGGCGACTACGACGCGGCAGATAAGATCCTCGCGAAGAACGGCGGGATGCCGCCGACGAATTGGTGTCGCGGTTTGATCCTCGACCCTGGTCACTCGCACCCTGGCGTCCTGCTGACCGCGATCGCCCCGCCTGACGTTGCCGAGGTATGCGGTGGCGATGTTCACGTCATTTACGACGAAGTCTATATCCCCAGCTGCGACGCCCACACGCTGGCGAAGCACGTTTTGCACAAGGCGAAGAGTCAGTCGTTCCATTACTTCGTGATGGACTCGCACGCTGGCCGAACGACGCCGATGGGCTTCAGTAAAACGGTTCGCGAGCATTACGAAGACGCGTTCAATCTTCTAAGTCTGCGATGCGTCTCGACTGGCGGCACATTCCGCATGGGTAGCGATGACTTGATGGGCGGAATCGAAGCCGTCCGCGAAGCACTATACATCCGCCGGAACGGTCGCCCCAAGCTGCGCCTGGTTACCGGCAACTGCCCGGCGTTTATCAAACAGATGGCGATGTACCGCAAAGAGGAACATCCCTCGTCCGGCGTCACAGGCGAGAAGCCGGCAGGCCGGCAGATCGATCCTCTTTGTGACTGCATCCGCTACTGGTGTGCTGGCGACTTCCAGTACGCGCCGCCGCCAATCAACGCTATGCCGGCCAGTCCGGCGCTTGAGTATTTCCGTAGTCAGTGGTCCCCAGCGCCGAAGCAGGATCGCATGTCAGTGACGTGTGGACCCGGCGCAACAACAAACGAGGTTTCCCAACGATGAGTAGCAAACAGCGAGAAGGCTTCGACAGTGGCGAGACAACGGTCATCGGTTGTCAGGTCGTGTTTTACGAGAAGGGCGACACGCGAGCGACGCCGATCGCAGCGGTCGTCACCGACATCGATTATCTCAATCGCTGCCACTTGGCGACGCTTCCCAAGCACGCGATGCAGTTCGTTCTGCGACGCAACGTCAACCATGTGCTAACGGATGTCCAAGACCCAGTCGCCGCCCAGTACGGACTCTGGGAAACGCTCAGTGAATCGATTCAGCGCCAGCAACTCAAGGACGCGGAACGTATCGCGAAATCGCGTCAAGCGCAGGCCCACGTCGCTGAAGCGGAGACGGGCGAGCAAGAGCGTGTGCAGATTATGCGACTGAACGCAGCCGGCAAGTCCAATAAAGAGATTGCGAAAGAAGTCGGCGGCAAGTGGAACGCCATGACGGTTAGTAGCGTGATTAAGAGCCGAACGACCCAACGCGTAACCGCAGGATCGACTGAATGATTAGCGCCCTCGAATCCTCACGCGTGTCGCCCGATCCGACGAAGAAGACGGAAGTAATGCGACCGCTCGTTAGTGGCTGGCTCGGCAAGATCCAGCAGGCGATAGCTGTGCGCAAACCGTGGGACTCGATTGCGAACCAGTGCCACCATTTTTTCAGCGGCGAAATGGGCTTCATGTGGGACGACAAGTTCCAAGCGAAGTACCTCAACGGCAAGATGAAGCCGCGTTTTAAGATCACGCTGCAAAAGGGATTCGAGTTGGTGTCCATCTTTGGACCCACGATGTACCACCAGAATCCGGCTCGTGCCGTCCGCCCGCGTAAACAGTTCGAGCCTGACCCTCAGATGTTCGGCGGGGAAGAGTCGCCGATGTTTCAGCAGGTTGTGCAAGAGCAGTTGAAGCGCGACATGGATGACGACATCCGCACCCAGTTGATGGAACTCTATCTGAACTACACGCCGGACGAGCAGCCGTTCGGCGGCCTCGCCGAAAACTCTCATTCAGCAATCACCGAGGCGTTGGTGTCAGGGCGAGGGGTCGTCTGGCCGCGCCAGTATAAGATGCCGGGTTCGCAGCGAACGCTGACCGGATGTTTTTTCGACTCGCAAGAGAATCTGTTTTATGACCCCGATTGCACCTCGCTCGACGACGCTTGGTGGGTGGCGAAACGAGAGGTCTTGCCGTACTGGAAGGTCGAACGCGAATTCAATCTGCCGAAGGATTCGCTGAAGGACAAAGCGACTGCCGAAAGCCACAACGGTCGAGGTGAGCAGAGGGGCGACGACCTGGCGTCGTTTCATCGCAAGCAGGGCGTGACGAACGACCTAATCGTCTTCTACCGTATCTGGTCGAAGATGGGTTGCGGCGGACGACTGACCGGCGTTGACACGTCCTTGCGAGAGACGTTGGACGAGGTTTGCGGCGACTATTGCTACGTCGTTGTTTGCGAGGGCTGCGACTGGCCGCTCAACGCGCCAAGCGACGCGATTGAGAGGGAATCGGACGATCAGATCGAGAAGCGGTTTCGTTGGCCGATCCCGTTTTGGCGCGATGACAAATGGCCGTTTGCGATGTTGGACTTCTACCCGAACCCCAAATCGCCGTACCCAATCGCACCGATGGCGCCCGGCTTGGGCGAGTTGACTTACCTCAATATCTTCATCAGCCATCTTGCTGGGCGAACGTGGTCGAGCAGCCGTGACATCATCGCGGTCTTGGAGCGGGCGGCTGCGGAAGTCGAGGGACCGCTACGATCGGCGGAAGACTTGGCGATCATCAAGATCAGCGAAGTCAATAAAGACCTGAAGCAGTGCATTCAATGGATCGACCAGCCGAACGTGAATACCGACGCGTTCCAAATGATCGACCGAATCACACATCTGTTTGAGCAACGTACCGGCTTGAACGAGTTGGTGTACGGCTTGAATCCTGGCGGCGCGCAGAGTCGTTCGGCGACCGACAGCAAAATCAAGAACAAGAACAGCCAAGTCCGGCCAGACTATATGGCTAGGCGTGTCGAAGCGTGGATGGAACTAGCGGCGGACATGGAGAAGTTCGTCGCGCGGTGGTTTGTCGAGGGAAAAGACATCCAAGACCTCGTTGGCCCGGTGGGCGCTCGTCTCTGGGACGAGAAGGTCGTTGGCGTAGAACCGGAAGTCGTCGTGCGGGAAATGCGCGCTACAGTCACCGCCGGTTCGATGCGCAAGCCTAATAAAGAGCGAGACACCGAGAATATCAACGCGGTCGTTTCGACCCTCTTCCCGGTGCTGGACAAGCACGCCGACGCTACGTCGGACACGAACCCGCTCAACGCGTTTGTCGAGCAATGGGGCGATGCGATCGAGATGGACGTTGACGAGCTTCGGATGGGTCCTCGTACGCCGGCACCGCCGCCGCCGCCGACGCCAGAGCAGCAGCAAATGATGCAGCAGCAGGCGGAAGCCGAGCAAGCGAAGGCGCAGGCCGAGTTGCAGAAGGGGCAACTGGCGATCCAGAAGTCGCAAGTCGACATACAGGCGGCGCAGGCGCAGGCAGCCGTTGACCAACAGAAAGCGCAAATCGAGATGCAGAAAGCGCAGGTCCAAGCACAAACGGCGGCCCAGTCCGCCCAGCTGGAACTTGCCGTCAAGCAAGCCGACGCCCAAACCAAGCAGCAAGACGCCGCGCTGAAGCAAGCCGACGCGATGGCGAAGGTGGAAGAGACTCGCATCAAGACTGAGGAAGCTGGCGTCAATGCTCAGTCGGCTGCGATGCAGTCAGCGGCTGACGTGGCAATCGCTCAGTACGACGTGGAAGAAAAGAAGTTGGAAGTGGACCTGAAAGAACTCGACATCGAGTTGAAAAAGCAGGACATCAAGCTGAAGCAAAAACAACTGACGCTGATCGATAAGAAGCCAGCGTCGGAGGGAAACAATGACGATTCTAACTGACCCTAAGAAACTGGTGACCGTCCAGTTCGATGAAGCAACGGCGGCGACGCATGAGGTTGTTGCGTTGACGGCGGGGCAACGCATCACAGTCTACGAAGCCCATCTCCGTGCGGTCGCCGCGAACGACGTTTCGCTAACGAGTGCGGCGACGGTGAAGATCGGTCCTGTCGGCTTGATCGCAGGCGGGGCGATCGACAAACCGGCCAATCAATTGATTCCGGTTGTTCAATGCGTCGCCGGGGAAGCGTTCCAAGTCGTGCTTACCACGACCGGTCGCGTCACAGGCTGGTTCCGCTACATCAAGGAGTAATTACGTGGCTGGTTGGACTACGAAAATCAACGGTGTGTCTTATCGCGCAACCATCGTCGCCGGCAAAACGGTGTACGACCCGCCTCTGCCTGACGAACAGATCGCGAGGGACAAGCAGCGAATGCGCGAAATGGCCAAGGCAGGGAAAGCGCCGGGCTGTGTCACCGACTCAACATTCTTCGCGGGCGTTGGCACGTTGGATAAGCAGTTCGCCGACGATCCAGCAGGGCTTGCACGAATCGTTGCCAAGGCGAAAGCCAAAGGCTACACGCCGATGCCGGGCGACTTCTATCAACCTGGCCTGGCCGACGACGAAGGCGACCCACAAGCGTTTGTGAAATCGCGAGGCGAAGTCCAAGAGCGGTGCATCGAACGAGGCGTACCGTGCGAGGGCTCGTGCAAGGTCACGGATGCGGAAGCCCCGGCGCGACCGGAGCGAGCCCGCAAAAGACGCGTGACGTTAGGGAAGGATATTGTCGCTCGTCACCTGCGCGAACGGCAGGCGGCCAATCCTGAATTGAACGTCAAGACCGAGACGGCGGACATCATCGAAAAACACGGTGGAAACCATGTCGATTGAGCTTTACACGTATAAGGATGCTTACGACCACGTCGTTGATGTCTTCGATGTTGACACGACGGGGCGGGAAGGTCGCAATGTGCGCCGAGCGATCCTTGCTGCGTATCGAGCTTTGCCGAACGTCTATAAGTGGCGGTACTACGAGCGACGCTATTCGATCCGCAGTGAAGCGTCGGTGTCAGACGGAAGCGTCGCCTACACGCATTCCACGCGAACCGTCACGTTGACGGGCGACACGTTTCCGACGAACGCGGATCTGTACCGAATCTACTTCGCCAGCGATCAGGCGCATTACCCGATCGAGTCTTACGGTTCGTCAACGACCGTGACGCTTTCCGAACAGTTGAATCCCGGTGCAGATGTAGTTGCTGGAACTTCCTACATCTGCTACCGGGCTTCCTATCCATTCCCGTCGAACTTCCGCAAGATCGATAAGGCGTGGGATGTCATCGGCAACTACGCGATCGACTATCGCGACCCGCCCGAAGCGCTAGGCCACTCGATTTGGTATCAGACGCCCAGCACGCCGACCATCTTCACGATCAACGCTGGCGACTCGGACTACTACGGCGCGTTGACGATGACGCTAAGCCCGCCGCCATCGACGGCACGCACGTACGAATTCAACTACCAAGCCGGCCCGCGACCGCTGCGGGTATTCAGTGAGTCCACCGGCACGATCGATCATGGCGCGGCTTCGACGACCGTCACTGGCACGGGAACCGCGTTTAGCGCCGCCAACCACGAAGGCGCGGTGATTCGCTTTTCGTCGGATTCGTCCACGGTTCCTACCGATCGCGAGGGCGACAACCCGTACACCGCTTACCGAATCGTCGATGAGGTTGCGTCAACGACCAGCCTCACCATCGACGCTGTGCCTGGTATCGGCGCGTCTGGCGTGAAGTATTCGATTAGCGACCCGCTCGACTTTACGACAGACACGATGCACACGTATTTCCTTCGCGCGTGCGAAGCCCAGTTCGCGTTACTGACGAAGCGAGAGGATCGCGCGGAGTACGTGCAGCTGGCGATGTTGGCGCTGCAAGAGGCAGCCGGCGGCGACTCACGAAACCGAAACTCGTCGTCTGGGTCTGTTCAACACCCGTTCCATTGGCGCGGTTGGTCAACAGTACCGGACGAAGTTGTTAACGCGAGTCCCACTTAATGAGCGTCCTTGAAGACAGCATGGATCAGATTGTCACGCAAATTGATGCGTTGAGCCTAGACGGGCTTGGCGACAACGGCGTGAACAAGCGGATTGCGCCTTGGGATCAACACAAGATCCACTCGGGCGTAACAGTCCACCTGCCGGAAAAGGAATGGGAGTTAGAAGGCACGAACACCTGCGACGACATCGCCTACCCAATCATGGTGACGATCGTTCGCGGAACTAGCGGGAGCGAGTCGGACCACGTTGGCCGCATCGCGACCTGGCGACAAAAGATTCGACGTGAATTTATCCATCAGCGGCTGTCCGGCGTCACGAGCGTTCACACCGTACACGTTCGGTTTGGTCACGTCGTCATACCAGACAAGTGGCGTAAGAACCACATCGCGACGACGATGGCTATTATCTGCATCTCTCGTGAAGAGAGAGGAAATTAAACATGGCATGCAACGCTTCACAAGGCGCCCAAGCACGACTGGCAATCGAGCAAGCAGCGGCGATTACGTCATCGGCATACGAAGTCGAATTCACTAATGAGTCGATCGAGCAGATTATCTCGATCGTCAACAGCGATGGCGTTCGCGGCACGCGGTCGCTTCACTCGAATCGCACCCGCGATCGTGCGCAGTTTGTGCAAGGTGAGATTACAACTCATCCTTCGCCAGCCGACTTGGATGTCTGGTTGCCGATGATCTTAGGCGCGGCAGCGTCCGGCGACACCTTCGCGTTGGCTGAGACGATTCCAGCAGTGGCGATCGCCAAGTATCTAGACGGCGAATACTTCGACTTCACCGGCTGCCACGTCAACCGTGCGATCTTCCAGTCGCAGGCTGGCGGGTTGGTTGAACTGAAAGTGCAGTTCATGGGGACGACCGAAGACGCGACGCCATCGTCATGGGTTCCAGCCGGCGGCATGGGATCAACGGCGGCGGATCAGCCCTACGTGCATAGTGACTCGACGGGTGCGCTGGTTCTGGCTAGTGACGCGATCGCCATGATGAACTGGCGGCTTACGATCGACAACGGCATTGACATGCGGTTCACCAACTCGCTGACTCCGACCAGTCTTTGCCCGACGACGCGGTCCATTAGTCTCGAATTCACGTTGCCGTTCAATTCGGCTGACGAAGTCGACGTGTACACGGACGGGACGACGGCGAAGACGGGGACGCTAACATTCACCAATGGATCGGTCAGCACACTCTTTACATTCCCTGCGTTGCACCAAGAGCCGCGAACGCCAAAGGTGCAGGGGAAACGCGAGATTACCAATTACGTGAAACTCGTCGCCTACGAAACGGACGCGGCGAAAGAACTAGTCGTAACCAATGATGCAACGGTGTAACAGATGCCAGCAGCGTACATCTATGACGGGTACACACAGCCGGGCCGCATCAACGCGGTCGATGGGTTGCACCCTGAAGTCAACTTCCTGTTTCGCCCCAAGTTCGGCGGCGATCGAGCGGAAGTCTACTCGCGAATGAAATTGCATGCGGAGGGGCGGAACCGAGAAGACATCGTCGACGTGGCGATTGCGGGGTCAATGGTCGAATGGGATGTGCGGGATGGCAACGACGGTACAGTTCCGATCCATCCGCAGCACGTCGCGAGGCTGCATCCCAAAGTCAAGCTGAAGATGTTTGAACAGGTCATGGCAAACCAACCCGCCGAGGAAGCGGCAAAAAACTGAGTAGCGGGGTGAAGCTGGCGTTGGTGTATCCGCTCGTCTCATCTCGCGAATGTCAAACGTGCCTGAAATGGCAATATGACGAGGCGACAGGACAGCCTATGATTCGGCGCGGCGAACCGATGAAACGATACACCAAGCCGATGTGCGAAACGGACGTTGGATGCCCCAAAGGAACACCCGACCACAACCGGGCTTTGACAGAGCAAAACCGACTGGCCTGGCAGTTCCATCGGGAGTGCGAGGCGGTCGGTTCGTTTCCTCGCGACGCGATCGTGAGGCGCAACGCGGTGGTTATTCGGAACGCCAAGGAATGGGCGGCGAAAGCAAATGCCTAACGAATACGAAGAATACGAATACGGCGACGGCTACTTTCACGAGGGCGGCGAGTTCCAGATCGACTTGGAAACCCCGCCCGAGGTCAGTGATGCCGACTTCGCCGACGACGATCCGTTCGACATACCGTCACCCGAAGAGGGGTTGCCCGACACCGACCTTCCTGACGCTCCGTTGCGAGAAGAGGGGTTGCCCGACGCTGAACTACCCGCCGCTGAAGTAGGTGAATCACCAAAGCTACCGGACCAAGAACTGCCGGCGGGGTGGGAGCCTTATGAGGCCACTGACTTTCCGGCCACGTCAATTGATCCATCAATGTTCGGCGGCGAGGCTCGTCGAACCACGGCGGATGATCTACCGACCAACCCGTGGGAAATGGCCGAGGCGCACCGCAAACCGCTCGGCCAGGTGCAGCAGTCGGCGAGCATTCCGCCACTTCCAGAGTCGGCATGGCAAGATCCGCAGCCGGCATTCGCAGAAGACCTCGCGCCGGTAGCGGCGCCCGAAACTCCTAGCGCCTCTCCTCCTGCTACTGGGGCGCCTTGGGGTGGTAGTGGGTTACCTCAACCCGCATCGTTGCTGACACCTCCGGCGCCGGGAATTGAAACCTCACCGCGCGTCGGGGGTGCGTTTACGAGTCATCCTCCGCTTGATGACGTTCCACCGCCAGCGGTTCCGACTGAACAGGCGCCCAAGGCTTACGAACCTCAGTGGTCGAACCAAAACGCTGACGGATACTTTGGCGACAACATTACACAGAACGCCGGATCGCAGAGCGTCCAAGGCACGCAGACGCACGATCAGGGCGGCCAAGGCGACTTCGACACGGCGGGCATCGAGCAGGCCGGCGAGGAAGTCAATGAACAGATTGACCAACTGGAAGACGTAGTCATTCAGATGTTCGGCAGCATCGCTGATCATATTCGTGGCGTCACCTCGTCTGTTCGTCAACTCGAAGACGCGAGGTTCACCAGCGAATGACCATCTTCAAGTTCCGCGATTTCGAGCATCCCGTCTCAGAAGTCAACTTGCTGTCGCACGATATGCAGCAGACGTACAGCAATCGCGGACACCAATTCCGCCGCATCGAGGTGTTCACGACAGAAGTCGTCATCTGCACGACCGGCCAATCGAACTTCGATACCGAGCTTTCCGAGTTGCGGACGGGGTACGGATTCGACGGGCTTGCCGGGCCGCCGCTCGCTGGTGAGCAGGCCGGCTTGTTCTGGGATGACGGTACGCCAACGTCGCACGTCATCGACGCGACCGGATCGATCAACGGCATTCAAGTTTTACGGATGAACTTCACGGGCAACGATGGCGCGGAGTTGGCGACCCAACGGACGTTGCAAATCACATTGAAGGCAGAGTATCCGGTTGATAGCGGTCAGTTCGATCAAAACCTACTGGAATGGCACAACGAGATTCAAGTCATTGGGACAGGCGGACCTCGGTTCGAGGTTTACGAATACGAGATTGGGCCGCCAGTCGTCCAGACCACGCATGAATTCACTAAAGGGCGTGCCCGTCAGTGGGGTCACGCTGTGATGGCGTACGGACCTTACATGCTGCCAGCCGTGCCGCAGTGGGCCACGTTCCTTAAACATGACAAGACGCGAGTCGGTCACACCAGCGCGCACCACCAACGTAACGGTTTCGAGAATTTCAAGACAACGTGGTACTACGAATTCGAGGCACCCATTGGGTTTAACCCCGTGGACGAGCCTGAAAAGAGGTAGAAAATGGCAAATATCGCATGGATCGGCGGCGCGTCGAATGTCGCTAAAGAGGAGTCGGTCGGTTTGGGCGGGACGTGGTCCGCGTCCGAGACGATTACGATCGACCTAGACGGCGCGGTTTCGTTGACGTTGACGCTGGGCAGTGCGTCGCTCAATGACATCGGCAACGACGTGGTCTACATGATGACGGGCAACGGGTCACTGACGAGCGGGTCAAGCGTTACGGGGCTTGGATCGGCGTACGGTGAATTCCGGCAGTTGTCAGCGGTCACGTATACGACTGCGACGACAACCCTCAATTTCGTCGGCAAGGTAGACGGGCGTCCGTTCACTCTGAATTGGTCGGACACGTCAGGGTCCGGCACGACGCTGCAATCAGTGGACATCGCAGCGGGTAGCGGCGCCGCGTGGGGGACGGCGGCCAACTGGGAAGGTGGGACAGCGCCGAGTACCGGCGACACCGCGATCTTCGACTACCGAGCGACCTCGCCGCTTAAGTTTGGAATCAACCAAGCAGCCGTCAACCTCGCGGAAGTGGACTACCGGAAAGACTGCAAATATCCGGTTGGGCTGCCAGCAATCAACGTCGATGATCCTTCGTACCCATATCCTGAGATGCTACCAACGCATTTGGAAATTGGGACGGGGACGATCGCCGTCAATGTCGGTGTTAATGGCGAGCAAGCCGGCACTAATTCGATGAGTTGGGTCAAAGTCGATACCAGTACCGCGTCAACGGTTAACGGCTTGGTGTATCAGACCGCCGTACGCTCGACGCAAGCGCCGGTCAACATCATCACCGCTTCGACAATCACTTCAACGTGGACGGTCACCGGTGGCGATGTTGAATTTGGAGTCGGCGACGGGAACTCGGCGGAAGTCGACACGCTCAACCTCGGATCGAACGCAACAGTGACGCTGGGTAGCGGGACGTACGGGACGGTGAACATGAGCGGAGGCAAGGTCTACGCGCTAACATCGCCGACCACGGTCGACGGCAAGGGCGGCGGCGGAACGTACTATCAGCGGTCAGAATCGGGCTCGACCAACTTCACCCTCAAGTACACGACGCTATTGATCGAGGGGGCTGCCGGCACTGGCACAATCGCCGCCTACGATCGTGGAATCATTGACCTACGAAACGATCCGCGAGTCAAGAGCCTGGGCGCGGTGGACCTTTATAAGGGAGCCGGCTACGCCGATCCGCTAGGCATCGCGACACTGTCGGCGGGTCTTGATCTGAACGGAATCACGACGAAGGACCTACGTGTGTGGGACCCGCCGTGCGACGTGAAGGTCACATTCGCCGCAACGACGTGATATGCCACAAGGAACCGCAACACTCTCTACGCTTCGTTCTGTCGGCGGCTATTTGTCGCTTACGCCTGGTGCTGCGCCCGGCGAGGGGATCATCTACACCGAAGCGGCCAACACGACGCCAATCATCGATACGCTGACGCTCGCGTACGGCGGGACGACGATCAACTTCCCCGACATTCGGATCGTCCGCAGCGTGTTTCTGAGGCGTGGCGGAAGGTGCCTGATGCGCCATCGCATTAAGGACCAGCGGTGGAAGATCGAGCAAGGCAAGCTCGGCGGTCGGTTCAATCGGCGAGGCGGCGACAACGAGCCGGTTGACGACGCCAACAAGAAGTCTGCCCAAGAGTTGTTCGACGAGATTGCGGACCAACTGGACATCACGATCGACAGCGCGAGTGCGGACGGCGACAGCTACCCCGATGTTGATTGGGACGCCTCCGACTCAGTCGACGCGATCAATTCGCTTTGCCGGCAAGAGGGGTTGGCGTTCTGCCCAGTTGAAGATGGCAGCTATAAGGTCCATAAAGTTGGCGAGGGCGACGATTTGCCAACTTCCGGCAGCATGAACAACTCGCAGCGGACGATGCAGTCGGCTAAGCCGCGATACGTCCGCGTCGTGTGCGGGCCGACAGAGTTCCAAGCAATGTTTCGGTTGCGAGCAATCGGGCAAGAGTCTGACGGGACGTGGAAACAGCCAATCGACTTGAGCTACCGTCCCTTTTTTGGCTGGGGTTCGGAGTCTCCTGAATCGTTCGCCGGCGTCGGAGCGAATCGCTACTTGGCGCTGAAGACGGTTTGGCGGTATTACCAAATCAGTTGGTGGGAAGATGCGCCGCTCGATGTTCCAGAAATGGACCCTGACGACATCTTTGACCCCAAGCAGGCGCGGCCAATCCTCGACCACCTGTTGGAGTCAGCGGAAGACAAGTTGACCGCCGAGCAGCTGTCGCAAGGCGCTAAGATATTCGGTGAGTTTGCGAACGGTCACATGGTGATGGCGACGACCAGCGGAAACACTGAGTACCTGGGCGACTTTGAGGTCCAGGGCGATGAGGGGCGAGTCTTTTTCCCGCTTCCCGTCTACAAGTTCACGCTCGGCCAGACAGACGAAGCCCGGTTGTATCTCCGCTGCGCCTACAACGCTCGCCATGAGAATGGGCAACTGGACCGCTACGTCCGCGAACGGGAGATTGAACCGGCCAGCGATGGCGTCGCCGTCGTTTACCGCGAAGACCTCGTGCGCCGGTTTGTCCAGCAATACTCGTTTGTTGGGGATTGGCTGAAGAACAATAACGACGACAACCTGTCGGACATCCGTGACGCCTGCGACGCTTATATCGACTTGCTGGAAACTAAGTTCGACGAAGCGAAGGACATCGAATACGACGGCTTCCGCAACGACTGCTTTCCCAATGGCAAGATCGAGCGATGCGAATTCCGCTGGGGCAACGGCGAACTAGCGACAACGCGCGCCAGCACCAACATGGACTTCGACTTTCTTCATGGGGGAGGTTGATGTCAAATCGAACGGCGCCCTTTCGGCTCCAACGGTTTGTTCAAGCGATCAACGCTGGGACGACCGACATTCAGCCGTTTGACGTTTGCGAACACGTTGGCACGGAGTTTCGCGGCGGCCTTGAAGAGGTCGTCCGCGTCCGCCAGGTCGCCCAACCGACCCACGCCACCGCGATCAATGGCGCAATGCTGCTCGGGGCGAACCAATATGGCATGGTGACATTCACTGGTCCGGCGACGGCTAACTACAACGTCTCGGATGGGTTCCCGCAGGCTGGCGAACATTGGGGAACGAACCCTGGTTCGGGAGCCCTGCGCCGAGGCGTCAATCACTGGATCATCATTGGAAACGAAGACGGACGCGCGATCGTCGAGCGAGTCAAGGATCAAGATGTCGGCGCTGGCTGGTTTTATACGCTGCACGAGATGCCACTCTTTTCGTTTCCTCCTACCGATCAGTGGCATGAAATTCCTATTATCTGGGGCGAGGCAGGTGATGGGGGCGCAGGTATTCCTGAGAGTCCCGAAACGTGGACGGTTCAATCGCAGCGATTGATCATCCACATGGCGGCGACGTGGCATCTCGAAGTCGAGGAACGGATATTTGTTCCTTGGACGTGGAGCGAGGAGTCGAACGCTGGCTGTATTCTCGTTACGCCAGGGGGAAACACTGAAGTACGCCTAGAGGTTCAATGGGGAAATCTCGTGCAACACACATTTGGCGCCGAAGCGTTTCAGAAAGAGTACCGGTTGCGAGTTCGGAGCAACGGACAAGGTAGCTTTCTCACACTGTGGAACATGAAGATTAGGAACTCACTCCGCGACGAATTCGGTTGGCGCGCGAAGGGCAAGACGCGATTTCTGAGGATGTCATGAGTTGCACGTACGACCAGTATTCGCAGCAACGATGGGTTCCGTGCCGAAACGTGGGCTTGGGGGCTGTCGTTCCATTCGGCGTGGTCGAATACACTGGCGTCGACGTGGATGCGGAAGGAACAGAGGTTGTTCGCGTGCAAGCCCCTTCGGTCGCCGGCGTGGGGAATACGTGTTTCAACGGACCCAAGGGGATGGGTGCTGGCGACTACGGTTCCGTTACATTCGAGACGCCATGTATTGGAGCGTACGACCCGCCTTCGGTCGGGCCGTTTCACGGTCAAATCTTCGGGCCGGCTGTCACGTCGCGCTACAACTCCAACGTGACAGGTAACGGCTTTGGAGTCATCGGGGATATTGATTCGATCAATCGCCTCGCTCTGTTCGACTACGGAGCGTCGGGCTTGCCGTCGCTAACCGTCAGCCTGACAGGGACGACGGACGGGACAGGTGCTTACCAGTCGATGACGGTCGACTCGCAAGGGTACACCGTTGGCGTCGGTAATGGTGGCGTGTTGAGCGTCGGCGGTGCGGGAATCAACGTCCTCAAAATCGGCGTTTACCGCATTTCACTGTCATCATCCTTCACGATCAAAGATAAGGCCGATGACATCCCACCGACTCCGTGGGGCGTTGGGGGTGCTGGCTGGTTCATTAAGTACTGGGGTGTGACGTGTGGCCAAAAGAGCGGCGGGACAAACCCGGTCGAAACACTGAAGTGGTCAAAATTGACACGGCTAACACATCACTTAGTCGATGAATTCGAGGTAGCGTACGTGTCTGGGACCCTATCGTCGACGGAACTCCGCGCATTTTCAGCGACGGGCGCGATCAATCCGACAATCGCGAGCGATGAGGACGCGACCTTTGATGTAACTGCGACCCTTACAGTGTGGGGTCACTAATGGAACCGCGAACATCCTACAACCAACAACGATGGGCGCCTTGCCAGAATGTTGGCGACGTGGAGTTGAACGCGCATGCGGCGATGGAATACGTCGCCGTTGGCGCTGATGATGTCATTGCGGTTCAACAGGTCAGCGACGATGCCATTGAGACAACCTGTTTTAATAGTCCAAAGACCATGCAGCCGGGCGGCTACGGTCAATGCACGTTCGATGTGCCATTTCTGTCGCAGTATTCGGGGACGGCGACCACGGGGCGGTTATTCGGTCCAGTTAGCGGGGGAAGTAGCCTGTTCGATTCGCAACCCGTTCAGGGATACCCGTTGATCGGCGTCGTCGACGCTGGCGATCAAATTGGCTTGTTCGGTAAGCGGCGAAGCCAAAGTGACCCGAGCGGATCGAGCTTTTGCATGCGATTCGCCGGGACATCGATTATCACGAGGACGAATTTGACGTGGACGGGCTTTTTCGCCGGCACGAACTATCAAGGGGTTTTTGAGCCAGCGGCGGGGGATGACGGCTTGTCGATTCTGGCGAACGGGTTCTGGTACTGGGCGCTTTCTGTCACCTGGGAGCCGGTGTCATTTCTGATCGCCGATGGCCCGCACCTCCCACGGGGGTCGTGCGCGGCGGGGTGGGGTAAATGGTCTGGTCTACAGATGGATGACCACCTGTTGATTTATGGGGAGAGCCGAGCAGGCGTCCTCGGCAATATATACGCTAATGCGACCAGTGGTCAGATCCTGCGGACGACTGGCGACTGGTTCCAATTGCCGAGCGAGCCGCCGTTCCCTCCAATCCCGGTATGGGCGGAATCCCCATCAGCGGAAACGGACGTGACGGCGGTTTTGGCACTATGGAGTTGAGCGAGCGAAGTTGAGCTATAATCGAATTGCGGTACAATCTAAAGTCCTACTCTGAATGACGCTCCCTAACCACGGGAGCCCGTCGATGGCCGACGAAATCGCGATCGCCCTTCAATTCACAGTCGCCAAGAACTCTTTCTACTTCGACTACAATCCTGGTTCGCAGACGTTTGACCTGACCGGGTCGGGCGGCGGCAATCCTGGGTTGGTCAGTGTAGGAACGTCGGAAGAGGACATCAGCTTCGGCGATGTCTCGGGTGACGGCTGGATTCTGATCGTCAATCTTGACGCAGCCAGCACAGTTACATGGGGTGCAAGTGACACCACCATGAAGGACATCGGGACCATCGGTATCGGTGGGTTCGCGTTGTTCCAATTCGCGTCAGCTGCGACTTTGCGCATGCAATCCAATGGTGGCGGGGCAGTGCTTTGCGCCATCCACCGCTTTGAAGCATAAGGAATAGTTAGATGGGTAATAACCGATGGGCGCAACGACGGGCGCAACGACGGTCGCAAAAGTACGCTGCGACTAATGCGCCGCAACTGTCAACGATAAAAAAGCCGACGCCGACCAACCAGGTCCAGCAATATCCGGCGCAGATGGGAGCAGCGCCGCCGCTGACTCCGAACGGTCGTCCGCCCTCGGTCGGTCAACCGGTAGCTGCTGCTGCGCCACCTGCTCCTTCTATACCGGCTGCTGCGCCGTTTGATTTGCCGCCACCGCCCCAAAGTGACCCGCGTGCTGTCGGAGAGAATACGCCCCAAATACTGGCGCAATCGGCAGCGCAGTACGGCGGCGTCCCCTCTGTTCAGGCTGGATATGTCGATCCGCGTGATGCGTTTGCATCACCGCCACCGGCCCAACCGCCTCAAAGTCCAGGTCAACCGCCTGTCGATCCGCGTGTTTTGGGACTACTTACTCCAGAGCGTGGTGAAGCCGCTGAGTGGCCACAGCGAGCGCCGGCTAGTGGCGGCAGGTCGAACTTAGAGATCCTCAACGCCTACCGCAGCCCCAGCCTGGAGAAGAAGCCAATCGACTTCTCCGGCCAAGCGCCGACGCCAGCGATCCAGGCCAAGCGAGACCTTATTGCGGGTCGCCGCGCCCATATTGCGGCTCAACGGAACCTGCCAGCTGAGATTGAGGAGCAGGGGACGTGGGAGTCGTCAGCGGGTCGAAACCGTGGCATGAATCGCTACCGATCTGGGTGGGAGGCTCCGGTTGGGAGTGTCCCGATGCCGCAGGGTGGACCGCCAGTGCCTGGAACGCAACGCCAGCAAGACCCGCAGGCAGCGGCTTTCGCTCGTGAAGACCGAGCGCTCTTGCACGAGAAGGGCAGCCCGTGGGATACGACAGGGCTGGACGAGAGGGCACGGGAAGTTGCTCTTAAGATTCCGTCCATGTACCAACATTACGCACCGGG